GCAACGACATCTTCGCCGGACCACATACGAATAACTTTAACGTTCATAATCAATAAAAATTAGGTTTATCACTTTTGTGGAGAAGAACTCCATCAACTTTACTAAGGAGTTCTTGCACATCTTCATGTAGAACTCTATATCCAGTTCCAACATAAAGTTGACCAAGGACTACTGCAACCGTGGCAGTGCCCCAAAATACATAATAAAATCTAGACTTTACTTGTGCCTTCACTTTTTCTTTAGCCATTAGTTAATTTCTCAATGTACTGATAGATCAAACTCCATTCAAACTCATAGGTGTCTCCATTTTCATCTTGGAGAAAGAATGGAATATCGGGGTGCCAATATTTAGCGCGGTAGTAGTGGTTAATTACATTATAGTCATCATCCACACATCTTTCATGCTCTAATTGCTTTTCATTCATTTAGAATCCCCCACCTTTAGTTTTTTTCTTTTTAGGTTTTTCTTTTGGCAACAACTCTTTTAATTTTTCTTCTGAATAATCATCACACATTTGAAGCATACGGTCTAGGGCATACTGAAATTGAGATCCAGCACTCATCCTACTAAGAAGATGATGTGCTACATCATATCTCAGTTCTTCAAGTTCTTTCTCGTTCACTTGAATTCACACTCCACCATAATCTCAGTTAGACATGCAAGCATGTTTATTTCTTGATCCGCCACAAATGCCATCTGATACTGATACTTAGCAAGAGTAAGCACAGCAGCAGGAATGCTATTCGGAACCATGGAATCATAACAAGCATCGTAGATACGACGCAGAAGCACACTAGTATCGTTGTCCAGGTTATTGACGACCCATTTACGTACTTCGGGAAAATCTTTCTCTTTAAGTTTCTTAACCAAGTCATTTACTTTTACATCCGAAAAATGCGCGAGGATTCCCGAGTCGATTTGTCCTCCTGCCGAATATCTTTGACATTCGTTGAGGACCCTCCTCCAATCTGGAAAATGTTTGTTAATGAGTTCGACAAGAACTTTCGGCTCGTATCTAATATTCTCCTGATCCAGGATGGTCTGTATTCTTTTGAAGAATTGCGAGGCAATGAGAGGTTTTTGCTTTCCATCAATTGAAAATTCAATGACGGCACAACGGGAATGGAGGGGCTCGATGATTTTATTTTTGAAGTTGCAGGTAAGTATGAATCTGCAGTTGCCAGAAAACTCCTCCGTAAACGCCCTAAGTAGGAGTTGTACATCATTTGTTGTGTTATCGGCTTCATCGATGATGATGACTTTGTGTTTGCCAGTTGCTTGAAGTGATACGGTCGAAGCGAAATTCTTTGCAGTATTTCTGACCGTATCAAGAAAGCGTCCCTCATCGGATCCATTGATGACATATACATCTACCCCCAATTCGTTACAGAGTGCCTTTGCTACAGTAGTCTTTCCACATCCTGCAGGACCAGCAAGCAGCATGTTTGGGATCTCACCTTTATCTAGGAAGTCTTGGAAAGTCTTCTTAATACTTGTTGGTAAAATACAGTCTTCAATTGTTTTGGGTCGATACTTTTCAACCCAGAGAAATTCATCACGCATAATAAAAATAAAATCAGTTAGTTCCCTTAATTGCCAAAAGAGTCTCTAGAGGAATCCATGCTGGAGTTTCATCAGCAAACTGAACCTGAACTTCAGTAATAACTTTTCCCAAGTATTTACTATAAGTTTGCCTAGTATTTTTTACAGGACTTATTGGATTAGTGTTCATAATTATTCCAAAGGACGAACAAATTCATGAGACACAATATCGGTTGCCTTCAATTGTTCTTTCATATATTCTACACCAATTTCTGGCATAGCGGTATCCCCACACGTAAACACATCACACACTGCCATACTATTTTCAGGCCAAGTGTGAATACTAATGTGAGACTCAGCAAGCAATGCAAATCCAGTCACACCTTGAGGTTCAAATTTATGAACTGCCAGATGTAGTAAAGTTGCCTTACATTCTTTTGTTGTTTTATACAAAAGCATCCGAATGAATCCTTTATCATCAAGGAGTTCAAACGGACAACCCTTAAGGGTAAAAAGGATATGTTTCATTCTTTTTGTTTTTTCAACCATTCCCGAAATTGTTTTTTACCCGCTTCCACTGCAGTCCATGGAGCATACAGTGGATAAGGATAATCTTTCTTACCCAAAGGTAGAGTCGGGTTCAAGGGCGATATAGTAGATGAGATCATGATTCTTACTGGTAAATCGAGACAGCAATTTTTGAGAAACAACTACATCATAAGTCCCAGGCAGAACTCTGATATTCTCTACTTTAAAATTAAAGCAAAACTCATTTTCAGTTTCACCAACAATTTCTTCATGTCGATTAGAAGTATCGTTCTTCTTATCACGAACAACAAGTTTAACAACACCTGCTTCGCCAACAGCAGAAATATCAGGCAGTTGATAGACTGCTGCTGCTTTCAGTAGTTTATCAAGTACAGAAGTAGAAAGTTCAAAACAAACGTCTTCACTAGGAAGAGTAATCTCTTTCTCGGGCGGAGTAACGATTACATTAGGATCTGCAAAGAAATATTTGGAACGAGATCTACCTTCACGGATAACGACATATCCATCATTAGCAAAGTCAAGTTCGGGACTTTGATGCAAACTCAGTCCATTAAGGAACTGGTTAAGATCATAGATACCAAAGTCTTTTGCAAAGTCTTCAGTTACCGTTGCTTCGGCAAGAATATTTTTCATCAAGCTGATGGTGCGAAGCTTACTACCTTCTTTGAAGAGAATCGATTGATTGATCGAAGAAAAGTTCTTCAGGACAGAGATAGTTTTATCAGACAGTTTCATAGTATTGGAAGGTTTTAGTTTCACTGAGGGTAGGTTTCACGTTTTGCATTCTTATCGTTGAAATGCATCAGAAGCACAGCATAATGCAAGATTTTCATGATGTCACGACGTGCAGTGCCTTTCTTATCATAACGAGAGGCATACTTGAGAATGTTACTGCGGCAGAAGGATTCACCATCACCACAGGCTTCAATCAGATCAAGTGTTTGAATTTTATCATCACCAGCAGAATAGTGTTGATTGTATGTGCCAGTAATATAATCTTTCAGTTCTTTGAGAATTACATCCTCACTATACTTATATTTTTTTAGTTTGTTCTTTTCATCTATAGTCAGATCAAGGGAAATAGTGTCATCACCACCAAAGGTAATTGGCACAGGTTGTGCTGCAAAAGGACCAGGATCACCAAAGTCAATTACATCATATCCAGTGCTAGAAAAAGTGATAGTGTCAGAAGAGGAAGCACCAGCGATTGGTGTTCCCAAATTCAATGTGTAACCGTAATCTTCTTCACCAAGTGTTTCAGTCATGTTCAGTTCATCAAATAAAAGGGACCAAGAATTAATCATATTCTATCAAATAGTAGTGGTGTCGTCAACCAATGGAGATAGAAGTTTCGTTTTCTGTGACTTGCAATGTGTCAGTGTTATCTTCTGAGGGCATTACAAAGTCAGCGTCAACTTTGTCATACAGTTCCAGAAATGCTTGTTTGGTTTCATCATCGAAACGGTTAACACAAACTTGAATTGCCTTTGCCTTATCTCCAAAGATATTATATGCCTTCACAATATGGACCAGGCGGCGAGTGGAGATGATCTCCTCAATACCACCATCATAGAAGGTCTTACGGATAATGTCAGCCCAATCAGAAAGACGCTTACAGAAGTTTTCATCATTACAGAGTTTACCAAGAATCTTCTGCTCTGTAGAGGCAGTGGGATACTCTTGCTCAAAAGTTACTGGGAATCGCTCAAGGAATGCTTCGTTGAGCACGTTAGTTCCAATGAATCGTCCATCATCACTTCCTTTTCCTTTAGTATTGGCGGTTGCAAATACTTGGAAACCTTCTGTGGGCGCAACCCATTTGCCAATCTTCTTGAGGAAAACTCCTTTTCCTTCGAGAATAGATTGGAGACAAAGGATTTTGTTTGAGGCAAGGTCGATCTCGTCAAGGAGCAAGACTGCTCCTCGCTGGAGTGCTTCAATGACTGGGCCATTGTGCCAGACGGTCTCACCACCAACAAGACGGAAACCACCAATAAGATCATCTTCATCTGTTTCTACTGTGATGTTGACTCGGATAAGTTCCCGACCCAGTTGAGCACACGCCTGTTCAACAGAGAAAGTCTTACCGTTACCGGACAATCCTGTAATGAACGTTGGATAGAATACACCGGACTTAATAATTTTTTTAA